TCCAAATGACAGATACTTTTCGGAGAATCTGTCCCGCACGTCTTACCTCGAGCCTGGAGCGGAAAAGCCCGTTAGGGTTATAACCGTTCCTAAAACGCTTAAGACACCACGCATTATCGCCATTGAACCGGTCTGCATGCAATATGTGCAGCAGGGGATAATGGAGATTCTTGTTGAGGCCCTCGAACGGTTTGACACCGTTCGTGACCTCGTCGGATTTGAAGACCAAGAGCCTAATCAGCTCATGGCCCTCCAAGGATCCAGAGATGGATCCTTGGCCACACTAGATCTTAGTGAGGCGTCCGATAGTGTCTCAAATCAGCTCGTACGGATCATGACAAGTGACTTTCCCCACTTTGCGGAGGGGATTGATGCTTGCAGATCTCGGAAGGCTGATGTACCTGGTCATGGCGTAATACGCCTGGCCAAGTTCGCGTCTATGGGCTCAGCCCTATGTTTCCCTATAGAAGCAATGGTCTTTACGACCATAATCTTCCTTGGGATTCAGAGGGGGCTCAACAAACCGCTGTCTAAGAAGGATATTAAATCCTATCTTGGACAGGTGCGCGTCTACGGAGACGATATTATCGTTCCCGTAGATCATGTGCATCCCGTTGTCGAGATGCTTGAAACTTTTGGGTTTCAAGTGAATCTCGGCAAGTCTTTCTGGACTGGAAAGTTCAGAGAGTCTTGCGGTAAGGAGTATTACGACGGAGAAGACGTATCTTTTGTCAAACTCCGGCGTAAGATCCCTACACAACGGCAGGACGCTCGGGGAGTTATTTCTACTGTTTCTCTGCGTAACCAACTTTATCAGTATGGTTACTGGAGGACAGTTAGAAAGTTGGATGAACACATCGAGCGGTTAATACCGTTTCCTGTTGTTCTTCCTACCTCCCCAGTTTTAGGCAGACACAGCTTTTTGGGTTATACAACCCAACGGATGTGTCGATACCTCCACAGACCCCTTGTCAAAGGGTTTGTGGTTCGTTCCATCATACCTAAGAGTAATCTTAAGGATGATGCTGCCCTGTTGAAGGTGTTCCTCAAACGAGGCGATGAGCCAATCATCGACAAAAAGCACCTAGAGCGTTCTGGACGCCCCGATGCCGTCGACATCAAGCTCGGGTGGTACTCTGCGGCGTAAGTCGCATCTGTACCTGGGGCCTCGTAACTTAATAGTTACGGGGTCGTGCCTTAGACAAACAGGCACGTGTGGAGAGCTTTGCTCTCTGGCCGGAACACCGGCGGAGATGCACTTTGAAAGGGGATTTATTCCCTTTCATTGGCAGTGCATCTCCACACCCACATCTGTACCT